TACGCAGGGGGTTTTTTCTTTAAGAGACTAAAATAATGTCGCAACGTATTTATAAACATATGAAAATAGATTTTCCAAAATATTTAAGCATTAAGAACTGGAAGTATTTTAAGTCCCTAGATGAGGGAACTAATACTGAGAAAATGGTAGATTTTATATCTTACCTAAGTGGTATTGATGTAGAAGAAATCAAACAAAACCAACCACAAGAGATACAAGATACTTATATCTCAATACTTGAATCATTTAAAGACGTTGATGCTAAATTCTATCCTATTATAGAGATAGATGGTGTTCTATACGGGTTTAACCCCGTTTCTAAGTTAAGTGTAGGTGAACATATGGACCTTGAGAGACTTGCTAAAGACACCGAAGCAAATATGGAAGAGATAATGGCTATTCTATATCGTCCAATTACAAAACATTCATTCAATGGTGTTAAATGGAACGTTGTTAAAACATTTAAAATTGGCTTTGGTGAAGTAGAAAACTTATTTAAATACTATCAAGTAGAAAAATATGATTCTAACATAAGAGCTGAACGTGCTGAAATTATGAAGAACATCCCAGTATCATTTGCATTGGGTGCGATGTCTTTTTTTTTAGTTCTCGCAAGCAGCTCCTTTCTAGGTACGCAAGTCTCTTTGTCCCAAAACAGGAAAGAGAAGAAGGAGACTATGAAGAAAATCAAGGAACTTCTTTCAGTGAACATTGGGGATGGTTTGCTACAGTTTATCACTTATCAAAATCTTCCATCCTTACGATCACAGGAGATAAAAGTATCACAGATTTAAATTTAGCATTTGTATTAAACTATTTAGCAATAGAAAACGATTATAATAAAGAAGTAGCTAAAGCTCAAAAAGCAGCTCAACAAACCTCATATAAGATAAGATGACACAGACCGAAATCGATAAAATCAAAAACCTACATTTAGATGGCTATAATGATAATCAAATAGCCGCGATGTTGATGATTCCAAAACAAGTAGTTACCTCAACTTTAAATGGTGACCTTGTAATAGAGAAAACAGGTATTAAAGGTAAATCAAAACCAGAGGCCCCATTATTTGAGGACGAACCAGGACTATGAAAACGTACAAACAAATAGTTGATGAGTTTCAAGCAGCTTGTAACGCACACTTAGCAATCAAATCATTTGCTGAGGGTGCACTTGACTATTTGGATGCATCATCTCAAAATATAAAATATCCGTATATATTCCTAAGACCATTAACTTCACCAGGTATTAACTTGGATGCTAATGGTATTTCAGGTACTCGTACCTTAACATTTGAGTTATATTCACTTGATATTCCTAAACTAAGTGATGCCTCACCTCTAAAAATAAAATCAGATACTGAACAATACATTTACGATTTGATTGCTTGGTTTAACTTAGGTGATGTACAACAAACTGAATGGATTACTTTACAAAACATTACCCCAGTTGATGAGGCATTCAATGATAGAGCTTATGGTTGGGTAGGTGTAATCAACTTTAACGACACTTATGTTTTGGATTACTGCGCATATCCTTCATTAGCACAACAATCATAAGATGGCTGTTCAACCTGTTAAGTTCATTGCATTAACTGAGGAGTTAGAAAAAGTAGCTCTTGATTTTCAAAAGTATGCCCAGCTTACTCTTGAAAAAAATGGTAATAATGTTACAGGTAGATTAAAAAATTCTATTAAAGTACAACCCGCTCGTGTAGAGGCAAACGCTATAGTAGTACCTGTTACTATGTTTAAGTATGGTGAATGGGTTGATGATGGAGCAGAACGAGGTAGAGGTGGTCAACCACCTGTTCAAGCAATAGAACAATGGATTAAACTAAAACGTATTAAACCACCTAAAGGATTTACTGTAGAACAGTTTGCGTGGGCAGTAGCTAAAAATATTAAAAAAGAAGGACAACGTTTTAGAAAAGCATATCCATTTATTTTTCCTGCTTTAAACGAAACATTAGAACAAAATATACAGGGTGTAGCAGCTGCAGCCGCAGTAGACATAACATTCAGTTTACAACAGTCAATAAACAATTCAGCGAAACTAAAATAAAATGGCTATTACTATATCTCAACAGCCAACCACTCCAAATATGGCAAACAACAATTTGTTGTTTACTTTATCTTCTAATTCATCATCAGCAGCACAATATCAATTTGTGTGTGACTTGACTTTAAGTGGTTCAAATACAATATTACAACGCATAAAACAACAACCTAACCCAAGTGGATTTGGTGTGTTTGACTTAGGACAAATTGTTACAAACTATTTAACAAGTGATAATATTTGGACTGCTGCTAAATTTGCTACTGCTAGTGAGGCATCAAAACGTTTCTCTGTTAAATTTGGAGAAGAATATGCTTCTTCTATTTCAGGTTCACCTATACTCTATACTGGTATTGCTGCAGTAACAGGTTCACCTTCTACTACTGGTAGTGCTTATTATTATTTTACAAACGGTTTAGTTGATCCATACGATAAGATAAATTGGAATTTTCCATCTCAATCTTATTTTAGTCCTACAACCACACCAGATGCTGGCGCTGAATATAATTTACAACTTGCGTTAACTAACGCTCCTACTACACAAAGCATACAAGACGGTGAATATGCTACTATAGCGTTATACAATGGAAATTTTAACGGTTCTACAACCGTAGCACAAGATATATTTGCTACATTATTTTCATTTTACAATAGTTCAGGTGCTCTTATTTTAACTGCTTCATTTGACAATATTGTAGCTAATGGAGGAGGACCTCGTACAGCAGGTACTCAACTTTGGAGTAACGTGGTAGCAAATGCTACAGGTAGAAACCAACTAATATATGCTGGGGTAGGATATCAAAACCTAATAAATGCATCAGTAACAATTCCAACTACTGCTTCTTATTATACTGTTAAGTTTTGCCCTCAAGCAGCAGCAAGTACTATTAATACAACTGCTTCATTCGCTACTTATACTTTTAATATTGTTGACCCACGTTGTGGATACAATGGTGTTAGATTTGCTTGGAAAAATGAATTTGGTGTTTGGGACTATTATACATTCACTTTAGAGGATGGTGCTGGTACTAATATTGAGCGTTCATCTTATGAACAAACATTTGTTGATTTTTCCACACCAACTGATACTGTAGCTTATAATAAGCAACGTAGAGGGATGGTAGATTTCTACAATAAACTAGTTGAAGTAAAAACAGCAAATAGTGATTGGTTAACACAAACTGAAGCTGATTGGTTAAAAGAATTATTCTATAGTGCTGACGTGTTTATTCAAAATGGCTCTACATTTGAACCTATTGTTATTTCAAGTGCTAATCTAGTACAAAAGAAAAACCCTCGTACTCAAAAATTATTCCAATATCTTATTGAGTTTAAACCTGCTAATCAACTTACCCCACGTCTATGATAATATTACGTTGTACCAATGATGAAGGTTTAGTAACTGATTTACAACCTCAAGATAATATTGACTTAAAACTAGATATCTCAGCTATTGAAAATACTGAGATTGGGACTTCATTTGGTATTTCTTCTCAGGAGTTTAATATTCCAGGTGACAATGCAGCTAATCAGTTTTTTGGTAACTTATATGACTTAGGAGCTACACCAGCTGTTGCTTTACAAAATAGTGTTGAATGTCAAGTATTAACTGATGGTCAAGAGGTATTTAGTGGTAAGCTTTACATTCGTAATATTATAACAGATCAACAAGGTTATACTGTTTATAACGTAATTGTGGTCAACGAGACCATTGATTTTAAATACCGTCTACAAAACTTAGCATTAAATGACCCTAAGTTTGATTGGAGTGCTTACGACCATACTTTAATAGCAGCAAACATAACCGGTTCTTGGACTGGTAATCTAAAAAGTGGTAGTATTGTTTACCCACACGTAAACTATGGACAACCAGATGGTGATGCTGGAGTACCAAACTATGCTTTTGCTGGTTTAAACTCAGCTGCTGCTTTAGAAAATACAATAGATAATATAGCTACACCTTTACGTTTAGTTGACTTTAAACCAGCTATTAAGCTTAAAGATGTTATAGATGTTATTTTTGCTGGTACTGGTGTAAGTGGAAGTATAGGATACCAATACACATCATCATTCTTTGAAAGTGAATATTTTAATAAGTTGTACCTATTATCTACAGCAGATGATACATTAGGACCAACTAATACTTCTTCTACATTACAGTCTGCTTGGGCCTTTCGTTCAGGCTCAACTCAAACTACTATTGGAACTGCTACCACACCTATAGATTTTAATGCTGAAGCATACGATAATGGAGGTAATTATAATTTAGGAACTAATCGTTATGTTGCTGCTTCAAGTGGCTCTTATAAATTCACAGCACAACTTACTTATACACTTAGTAACTACGTTCAGAATCCAAATGATTCTGTTAGCTTAAGATTTACTAAAAATGGTAGTCCTGTGGTTGCAAGTACAGCTACAACATTTAACGTTTATGCAACTACTGGTTCTTTACTTACTCAGCAAACATTTGATCTTGTATTTGGTGATTCTATAGGTCTTGAAATGTTTTTATCAACTAATAATGTTTCAAATCTAGTAGCCCATCCAGGTGTAACTAATACATTCTTACAAGTTACTGGACCTACAACTATTATAGGAGGTAATGTTAGTATGAGAGAACAGTTTCCTGATGATTTAAAAGCATTAGATATTATACAAGCATTAATTGAAAAATTTAACTTAGTAGTTGAACCA